AGTTCACTGTCTCGCTGCATCATCTCCAAGATCGTCTGCCCAAACGGATCCGAATAGGGACGACCAGGAGGTCCCCGAAGAGCAAATCCAGGCGGGTTTATACGCGGTGCCATGTGATCATCTCCTTAGGGCGCAGGCGTACTTCGTATATTCGTGGGCTCCATGCCTGTTCCGGTTAAGAAAAAAGTCGTCTCGGATGGCCGACCGTAGGTATATGCCTGCCATTGCCGACCATACTTGGCAAACGAAGCCCGTTCTTTGGCCGCTTGTTCTGCGTTCCAGCTAGCAAGTCCTGGCGAATACTGGTCTCGGGCAAGCTGGTAGGCGTTCTGACGATTCGCGCCATAGCCCTGAAACTGCGCCTGACGATTCGCGGCCCACTGGTCCTGCGCGGCTCCGAGATTCGTTTGAAATCCCCATTGTCCCGCCCTGAGATTCCTGTCATACGACCGTTCGGCCAATCCAGACCCCTCTTGATACTGTTTCAGTCGACGGTTGTACGCCCTCTGATATTCATCACTCGCGGCATTCGCGCCGTAATCGAACAAGCCCTTGAGCGTGGCCCCGCTGCGTAACGTCCCTCGCGCTGCCGCGCTCCGTTCCATCGCTTTTCGTCCTTCAGACAGTCGGAACTGATACCCAGGGTCCTCGTCAAGCAGTTGCTGTCCGGTCGGTGGCGCGAACTCTGGATAACTGAAGGCGTCCGGCTGATCATAGGCCGCATAGGTGAACGCATCGGGTTCCACCCACGGGTCATAGTCAAAGTCAAACGGTGGCGCGTCTCTCAGGTAGTCAAGATTGACATCCCACGGGTAATCAGGGTCCGTCCCGTAGTCTCATTGGTGTCCGGGACACACTTTCCCGTCTCTTTATTTCTGATCCGAGGAGTTCCATCGCTTGCAGGTTTACAGGGGGGTCGGTCAACACACTCCCCCTTCATTTTTCCTTTGTTAGCGCGTCTTTGAGTCGGACTGCACTTCGGTACGCACTCCCCGTTGACCAGGTCCTCATCATCTGTGCATTTTTTTGTCTCAGCATTCGGGTCTTTCCCGTGGTCTGGATCCCAACAGACTTTTTCCCCGTTTCCGCTGATGTAGCATCCATCTCTAAACCGACCACCGCCTTTTTTCATTTCCTCCCACTCGGAACCGTTCCAGAAGTACTGCTTCGTCGGGTCAAATTTCAGATCTTGCCCCGGAAACGGCGTCTCCTCTTGAGGGATAGGGTCAGGAGGTGTCGGATCTCTCATGTCGTCTTCGTAACCAATTGGCATCTTGTGTCCTTACGATGATCTATGTCTGGCTGTCTATCGGTTCAGGAAGCGGTAGTGCATAGTAATCTCTGACGGGTACCGCAGCCTTCCCTAATCGCTTCGCTGCTATGTCCCGACTGATCTCACGATAGGGTCTTGAGCTTTCTGACCAGCTTGTGTGCCGCCCAAGATCTCGCTGCCTCCGCGCCAACTCCCATTCAGCGACCAGCTCACGATCTCTTGCGTCTGCGTCCAGCTTGTCCTGTCGATACAGTAACGCGAGCTTTTGTCTCTCATCAGCCTGACGCCTCTGTTCCGCAAGAGCCTCTCTACTCAGTCCCACTTGTTGCCCAGCCGCCTTCCATCCAAAGATACCTTCCAGGGCTTTGCCACCGAATCCTAAGAGCGCACCAATCGTGATGGGATCCATACCTCCTCCTGACCACGGAGTTATTTCTGGGGAGAGCGACCTTCCCACGCCTCCAGAAATTCCGCTACCACGTGATGGGTGTAACCGGCCCAGGCCGAAACGACCCATGTGTAACATATGACCCACTCCTATAATGACGAGACTCAGTCATCAGATCCATCAGGTTTGCACCCGTTCCACCGACATCCACAGACCGTATTGCATCGTGGTCCCACCCGATGACGCATACGTCACAGTATAAGTCAGGGCCGTTCCCGCATCTGACTGGACATGCACACTCCCGGACTGCCATTCACCGCACCCATCGCCACCGTCACCGAGCTACTCGTCGTCGCCGCTCGCGTAATCCGCGTGAAATAACTGAGCCGATACAGACCCGCCGGAGACAAATCCCGCACAAACGTCGTGGCGGAAATCGAGGCCGCTTGCGTCGTGAGCGAGACCGACGACACCACGGTCGGATCGTGGTCCACCTTCAGCACCAAGTCGGTCACCCACGCCACCCAGGGACGACTGAGCATCCGTCCAGGTTCGTCTGTGACCGGCGTTCGCAACGGAAACGGTGCAAGGGTCACAGCCATCGTCAGGAGCCTTGACTGGCAACAGTCGTATCTTGCTGGAGACTCATGGCCGCTCCCAAGAGACGCCAGGGAATGGGGTCACTCACCACGATTTCAGGCATCCAACGCCGTCCACTCCCGCACCGTAACCACCGCGTCCGCGCCCCGAATTCTCCCATCTTTCCCGCTGGTGCCAACAGCTCATTCCCAAACGTCTTCCCGCCATCACCGCTGATACGGAGTGCCACCTGCGGATTCGTCCCCTGACTGGTTTCCGTCCCCAGTCCCGGTTCGAGAAAAAGTTCAAACACGCCGATACGCAGGACCGTGTTTTCGTGAAAGAGCGCCGGCGGACGTCGCACCCGGCGAATCACCCGACCCCCGACATCGGTCCCCACCGTATGAGAGAGCCGATAGACCGCCCCACTGGTACGGTCGAGAATCAGAAGTTCCCCGCCTTGATAGGTGCTGTAACACGGATGCCACGCCTCGTAGAGATTCTCTTCGGTAATCCACGTTCCCCGTTCCGCCCACCGCTGCGGACCCGAGAGTTTCATGTCCGGGGTCGCATCGTACGCCCAGGTTTTCTGTTCGGTCGGAAACGTCAAGACGTAAAAGGTATGCCCGGCTTCGGTGTAACTGTCGCCAATGGCATCGGTGATCGTGCTATAGCCCGCCAGCGCACTCGACACCGCAAAACTGCTCACCACCTCTGGCGTATAATCGCTGGCCTGAACGATATGTCCGATCCCGTCATGTGTAGCCGTCAGCCACAGGAGCGTCGTCCCGGTGGTAATGGGCGAATAGGGAGCGACACACCCGTATTGCACCACTCCAGAGGGATGCGGCTGGAAAGGAAAGGGACTTGCGCCGCTGTCGTACCAGATTTCACTCGTGAGACTCCCCAGCAACCAGAGCGACCGGTTGAGAATCGCCATCGACACCCAGGGGTCCGACTCAATCGACCGCTGCGCGAACTGGGTCGCATCCCAGGTCGTGCCATCAAGCAGGTCACTGAGGTAAATCGTGCTCGTGGATGTATCGAGAGCGACGAAGTAACCGTCCAGGCTCACGCCCATCGTCGTACCCCCATCAACCGCCGGGTCACGCACCTGCGCGAACCCGTTTGTGGCGAGGGTGAAGATATACCCGTAATTTCCAGAGGTGATGAAGAGTTCGCCGCCCCCATCGCCGTTCCAGGAGATGGTGGCCGGATTCCCATCATTCACCATCGGGACCGAGGGATTCATAGACGTCATCACACCCGGTGTCGGATAGAGCGCCATCTCGCTCGACTGTCCCGGCACCTCGGACGGTTCGGCATACCAGTTCATCGTCCGCTCCCCATCAGAGATAGGGCTTTGTGCTGTAAAGGACGGCCCGATGAAGTTGGGATAGGTCGGCACTAGAAATTCCCGGTGTCAAATCGGCTCTGTCCAAGGCTTCCGCCCTGGCGACCGCCAATCCCCACCACCTCTCCAAGTGAGAGGTCACTCAACCGCATATTGCTGCGCTTCACATTCACCTCGGCCTGATGAGCAATCGCCTGGAGCGCGGGAGACGGCAGCACAGAAAAGCTGGGTGCGAGTTCAAGGGCCAACGCCGCCCGGTAAAACCGACGATAGCCGGGAGGGAGGAGAATCGTATCCGTCAACGCACTAAATTCGGTCACGGGGGTTTTGGTGTAAATCACCCCTCGCAGTGTCGAACTTGTCGGGACCGGCCACGGAGTGAGCGTCCCCAGAGACGCCGTGTCCGCGAACGTGGGGTCGTAATAGAAATATTGCGGATACGTCGCCGTCAAGGACTTGGGCGTGAGCGCCGCATAGGCATTGACGGTCAACGGATCGGGAAGGAGAAACTCCTGTATCGGACTGAGGCTCGTATCCTCATAGCCAATATCGAGAATATCGTCCGGGGCAATCGGACGGGTACAGGTGACCGCGCCGGTCGGTCCGACCGTGTATGAGGTGGTACCAGAGACAATCGTCCAGGTCGTCCGACTCGTCCTGTAGACCGTCAGTCCTTGAGTAGCGAGCCCGTCAATCCAGTCATTCACCCGATCAAGCGCCAACTGGCTATCGTCAGCCGTGGGCGTTTCACTCGCACTAATGAGTCC